CAGGGCAGTGAACAGGTCTTTCCAGTCTTCCGGCGCCAGCCGTTGACCATGCCATAGCACCTGACGCGAAACATCGTTCAGCATCGGCCACATACGGTCATTCTGCGCTTTGCTGCGTTTGGGTTCTCTAACGTGGACTTCGTGGGGTGACTTGTCGTCGATGGGTAGTGAGAGAATGGCGTCTATGGCGTTATTTCTGATTGCTTCGTTGCGAAGCAGGAATAATTGCTTCACTTGCCCTCCTGCTCTTCTCCTTGCGCTTATCCGCGTAATACCGGTTTAATTCGTCAGACATCTTCTCTCCGATAAGCGGCCATGACTCAAACCTCGCATTCGCAAAATTCTCAAGCCATTTCGCAAAATCATCCAATTTATCTGCTAACCAATAAACAAAATATGACAGCCATACTGCTGAAGCCAAAAAGATACGATGCGGATTAAGGATGAAAATAAGCGATATTTTCATTCCTCGTGATACTTTGCTCATGCTCACTCCTTCACTTTAAATCCAGACTCCGGATAATTCTGTCACACTGAAAATCATTATCGATTTTAACCAACCGGCGAAGAACGCGGTCACGCGGATAGCTCCGTGGCTTAGGGGCGTTTTTCTGTCTCTCGCCAGTCGGAAGTCTGGAAGCAGACCAGTACCGCTTTGCACGACCAATGTTCTCCTGAAAGTCGGCGCGGACAAGCTCAGTCAACGAACTCATTTCTTAAAACCTCCTCAAACGTATTCTGACGCATTTTTCATTCTCGCTGCTATATAAATACCTTGCACGCGTTTACCTCGCTACAGAGCGATTGTGATGCCTTAAAAGCGATTTATTGAAGTGATATTTGCTTAATCGAAATTCTTTTCTTTGATTCCTGCGGCCCTGATGGCTTTCATTACTGCAATTACCGTTTTGTCACGCCCATCCTCATAACCCATCGCATAAGCACCTTCTTCACCATCTTTCCAAAAGTCGTCATTCGATTCGGGCCAGTCGATATCCAGTTCAATAGCTGCTCGCGATGCCTGCCATATCACCCAGGCAAACTCTTTTAATTCATCGTCTCCTGTGAACTGGCTTTTGTCTTTTGACCACCAGTTTTCAAACTGTCGGTAGCTATCGTTCACTTCCCTCTCCCCCAAATAAAAAGGCCTGCGATTACCAGCAGGCCTGCTATTAGCTCAGTGATGTAGATGGTCATTTAATACTCCGTCACGTTTTCCTGTCGCCACGCCTCGTCATATTCCGATTTCGGCATATTGGCGATGTAGCTATATGGCGATCCTGATTCAAGTTGCAGGAACTGGTGCGATTGCTCGTCAAGGAACAACGGAACACCACCTTCCCAGCCTTCGCCGTTACGTTGTTTTTCAAGCATCAAAACAGATGCAGGAGACGCCAGTAGCTGTTCGTCCTTCTCTGACATCTTTTCACCACTCTGAACTCTCTGTAACGCTCTCTCGCGAGCCTTGTTACGCCAGATGATGAAAAGGTTGTCTGTCAGGTCTGTTATCGCTCCAGAGCCTTTCACGTCCATTTTCCCGGTTGGTTTTTCTTCGCTGTCTCCTTTTCTGGAGTGAGTAACGAGAATGACGTGGGAGTTTGTTTTGTTTTTGAAGTCACAAATCGAGTCAACAAACGCTTTCTGCCCGTTATAGTCATCGTCACCTATGCCGCATTTCATCAGGCTGTCGATAATGAATAACTGGATGCCGTATCGGCGGCGAGCGTAGTCGAATATTTCGATCAGCCTGTCGGCTTTCGCCGTTCCGGTCAGGCCAAACACCCAAAGTCTTTCGTCATAAAATTTAAATGCAGAGTCAATTTCCAGCACTGGCGGCATCTTGCAGCACGTTGCCTGACGGGTAAGTCGCTTAAGGAGAATACCAGGCTTCAGCTCAAGTGACGCGATGCACGTCTTCACACCCTGACGCATTGCCTCAAGTGCCATATGCCCGACAACCTCGGTGTTATGCGTCGCCACATATCCCCTGGTTACATACAGGTGGCGAGGGTGATCGACCATAATACACAAGCATTCTGCATTGCCGATTTTTTCAACATTCCTGACGAATACCCCACAGCCCTCGAATCGATGCGCAGTTAATCTGCCATTGAGTCGTGGTGAACGGATGGCCTCCCTGATTTCTCTTGTCAGTCTGATTCTTGCCTCGTATGAATCCATCCCATGCCGCTTATCGTCCTTGTATGTGTATGTCACGCCAGTTTTAACTCGCGTCCGGCATGACCCGCCGAGTGAGTTAACCAGTTGAACAACCCCATTGCGCAGTTTTTCACTTGCTGAGGAAAAAACAAGCGTTCCATCCTTCTCGACATACCCATCCGTTTCAAGCAGACCACACAGCATGCCTATACGCGTTGATTTATTTGCGGAAAAAAACACACGAGGGATGAATTTGTTTTTTGCTGTGCACCCCATTAGTCCATAACCTCGCAGGGTCTCCATGAGTGGATTTACCTGACCACGCGCCGTTGATATCAGCCAGTCCTTACCATCTCCAGAGAAGTTGTAATCAGGCAGTTCAGCCTTCATACGCTCGATCATGTATGGCTCGACGTTTGAAAACTTCACGCTCCCATTGCTAAGACTACCATCCCCGAGAAGGGAGCCGATAACCCATGCTAATGGCTCTGAGTGGTCGCCAAAGTCACCAGTTATTTCAGGAATCCTAACGCCATTTTTGTGCCTCTTCGTTTCACTCAACCGCTTCAACCCGAAGGTATCTATCACGCGGCGTTTCTCGCCTTTCGTGAATCCACGACTAGTGACCTCCCATAGGTGATCGCCTGCGCAATCAACATAACGACCATCTTCAAATGTGACTCGGTAAACATCTCTAACACCCTGCGGGAATATCCCAGTGACAGTTGACGGATTGCCGTCTACTGACGCCACCTGATCGCCAATTTTTACATTCCCGTGAGTAGTCCATGTCCCATCAGCTAAAAGAATAGGCTCATTCAGTGGGCATGCCTTTCCGTGACCGTTCACACCATTGACCAGCGTCAACTCTGCCTCACGGAACTGGAATTTATCTGCCAGAGATTCCCACGGTGGATTAAACAGATACTGCTGCTTGCCGTAGAAAGCGTTGATAGTGTCCTGGTAAAACTCGCGCGCGCTGTAGAGTTCTTCAGGATCGAAGTAGGATGCCGTGCCGATGTACTGCCAGATTTCATCCTCGGTAACACCGTTCATCAGGCATTCGTTGATGTCTTTGTACGGCAGAGTAACAAGACGGCAACGATGTTCACCGAGTCGGCTTGCGATTTCCCTTGCGGCTTCACGACCAACATCATCAACGTCCATCGAGATGAATATTTCCTCAAACCTGTCGAGGTTGTGATACTCAAACTCAATCCACTGTTGCTTAGCGCCTTTCCCGCCACCAAACGGCACGGATAACGCCGAGATGCCGTATTGCGCATAGCTCATACAATCAATTTCGCCTTCGCAAAGCACAACCGCCCTCACGCCAGCGTCCAGAGCCTGCCATCCGAACAGGCAAGGTTCGCAATCACCTTCTGCCATAATGACTTTCTTCCCGTCCGGGCGCTCAGTGCTGATTCGCTTGACCTGCAACAACTCACCATCGCGTTTGTACGGAAGCACCAGAGCATCCAGTTCTCGTTCTCCATTCCACACCTTGCCGCTGACAACCTCGTAGCGCTTTACGACTTCTGGCGATATGCCACGCGATTGCAGGTACTCAAGATGGGATTCTGTTCTGGTAACGTAGTGGGCGATTTTCTTGCGATCAGGTCTGGAGAATTTCTTCTCACGTCTGGCATCGAAATGGTGATCGTCATCCTTGATACCGAGAAATGCTTTCGCTTCCTGCATAGCCTGATGCAGGTTAATTCCACGACATGCCATCCACAAATCAAGCATGTCACCGCCGTCTCCCTCAGCGAAATCAGCCCATTTTTTCTTACCGCTAAGGTTGACCTTAAGGCTGTTTCCCTTGTCACCGTTGACGTTACCGGCAACCCACTCATGCCCCTCTTTCTTGCCGTTTGGCAACAGGTGCGGAGCCACCCTGTCAACCTGCGCCCAAAGCAGGTCGCTAAGTTCTGATGGACTCATACTTTAACCGTCCTGAATCGCATTCTGACGCAATATTTTTTTATCCTGTGTATTCGTCAGACCGTCGTTTATCGCACTACAGCGCGTCTGATGGCGTTTAAACGCCATTGACGGAGCTAATGGCTGCTGAGGTCGAGATTTTTAAACCAGAAATCGACAAACGAAATACTTAACCAGCCGTGGTTATAACCAGCGACCAGTAGCGATTTGATTTTTGATTTCATGGTTCACCTGTCGAAAAACACGTAGCCAGTTTTCGATACGGTAATTGCGGATGATGGTCTGGATTGTGGTTGAATGGTTTCTGGCTTCTCGTCGTTCCAGCGCTGACCGTTCAGGTAGCTCGACGGTAACAACCTGTCGAATCCGAACTGCTTACCATTCCTGCATGCGATGTCTTCTGCCAGCATCGTGGCAAACTCGCTTGCCGTACCCCTGGTAGTTTTACGCCATTCCCTGAACTGTGTTCTGAATGCCGAAGCTGCGTTTTTCTTCCCGGCTTTCCGCATGCCTGCACACCAGAATATTTCCTCGAATGCCTTGTCGGTTTCTTCGTGACGGTCAGGAGTTTTTTCACACTCCGTTCGGACATGTTCGAACATAATGTTTTTAGGTTCATTGACTGGTTCAAAAGAGTGA